CATGGGGCTTACTCCGGAAGCGGGTCGGCGCGTTCGGCCTTCTTGTCGGCCAAGAGGCGCTTCGCCAGATCAAGCGGCAGATTAACGATGTTGTATTTGATGACCTGCAATTTGGTCGTGGGGTCGATCAGCGGCTTGCCGTCTTCCGTCTCCTGCGGCATGGGGCCTGGCACGCGGGTTTCGCCGATCCAGGTATCATAGAGCAGCTTGACGGTCAGCAGCTTGGGGCCAGCCGGTGCTTCGGGCTGGGCTTCGATGATTTCCGGCGCGTCGTTGGGCTTTGCCATGGGGATTCCCTGTTGCGGATTGGGAGAGGGGCGGGGGAAACCTCGCCCCGGTTTCGCGTTACTGGCCAAAACAGACGTAGTTCACGACGATGGTGCCGTTGAGCGCCGCCGATGCGTGAATGTTCTGGATGATGATCACGATCTGGCCCGCACTGACCTGCACACGCGCCACGTTGGGCGTGCCGGTCGTGGACGTGCCATAGGCCACCGACGCCATGCACAGATCGCCAGCGGCAACCTGTGTATTGGTGATGGTGAGCGTGTAGGTGCCACCCGCCGCAGTCGAGAGCGTTTCAGAGGTGATCGCGCCGAAGCGGTTGGCGAGCGTGGCAGCGCCGGACGTTGCCGTGGCGGTGCCAGACCCAAGACGGAAATGGGTGGACATGGGAGAAATTCCTTGTGCTGATGATGTGAAAAGGGCGGAGCACAATCGCCCCGTCCCATGCGCGTTAAGACGCGGCGGTCAGGCCGAACAGGTCGGCCACGACGCCGAGACCCTTCTCGTTCTTCACCTTGAGGGTGCCCTCGCCGAGGATGACGAACTTCTGCGCGTCACCCGTGTTGGCGATGTCCTTGTCCTCGGCGATCTTGCGGAGCCACATGAAGGACGCAAAATCGGGATCGAAGAAGAAGGCGCGGCGGGCAAGACCAGCAGCACCGGCCATGACGCGGTTCGGCACCACCATCAGCTTGCCGAACGGTCCCTCGTAGTAATCGGCATTCGACACGATGCTGTTTTCACGGCCATCGTCCACATTGTAACGATAGGTCGCCACGTTGGAGTTGGACATGAAGGTCACGAACACCGACTTCACGTAAGGCGAGACGACGAGCTTCTTGAAGTTCGCGCCATTGTTGAAACCGGACATCGCCACGGTATCGAGCAGCGTCTGTGTGAACGCGCGCTGCGTGCCAGGGGTTTCCGCAACTGTCAGGTTCGTGCCGGTGTTGTAGCCACCGTTGGAACCGGAGTTTCGGGACACGTTGGAGGTAATCCATGACGGCAGGGAGCCGAGATAGCGCGTGGAGCCGCCCACCGATGCGGTGTTGGCCACAAGCGTGTATTCGATGTCCTTGCGAAGCTCGACGCCCTTCTTGAGCTTCTGGTACTTCACCTGCTCGACGTTGCCCGCGTTGTTCGTCGCGTCCTGCGTCTTGGAGATGATGCCGTCCTTGCGGAAAATCTGCGTGTAGTTCCGCATGCGCACGGCGGCGAGCGTTGCACCGAAGGTATAATCGTCGCCTTCAGCCTGTGCGTTCGCGCCGGGAGCCGCCAGCGAGTCGGTTTCCCATTCCGGAAACACGTTCGTGGCATCTTCCTTCGGAAGCATGGTGTAGATCGGGGTATCTTCCGGATCGATGCGGGACACGACATCCGAAAGCTTTTCGCGGTTGCCCTTCGCGCTCGCGGCGACAAAGGTGTTGGTTACGGCAGCCATGGGCTTGCTCCTCTAAGGTTGAGTTGGAGACAGCCCGGACGGTTTTCAGAAGTTGACTTTCATCGCGTCGTGGATCGACCCCGACTTGGCCAGCCTTCGCATTGCTTCCTTGTTTTGCAGGAACTGTGGATCGCCCTTCGATGCGGTGGCTTTCTTGGCCGGTGTTGCAACGGGGGCGGCGGCAAGCTTCGCCTTCGCGGTCTGCGCTGCCTTTTCGGCCTTGAGGCCCAGAGCGGCGTAGTGGCCCATCCAAAGCAGGCGGGGATCGGTGTTGGCGCGCAACTCTTCCGGCGTAAACTGGAAGTGCAGCGCGGTGTCCCAATTCTGCTTGCCCCAAGCCTCGCGGGCCTTGGGATCACGGATTTGCGGAAGGCGTGCTTCGAGAAATGCGTTGGCCTCGCGTACGGCGGTGGCTCGCTGTTCCTCGGTGAGTTCCTTCACGACGGCCTTGGCGGTGTCCTTCACCTGCATGAGGCTGGACACGCGCGACACGGCAGCGTCATAGACGGCCTTCTGGCGGGTGTATTCGCCGGGGTCCGTCAGCGCGAGATGGGTGGAAGGCTCCTGCGGGAGCAATTCTGTCAGGAAGTTCGAGAGGTTCTCGATCACCTGAACCGTCCGGTTTGACCGCTCTTCAAGCGCCCGGCGCTGGTTGCCCAGCTCCTGCGTCTTGTGGCGGTAGTCCTTTTCGAACATGGGCGATTTGCGAAGGTCGCCGAAGCGCACCTTCTCGCCGTTCTCAAGGGTTACGAGCGCATCCTCGGGAACGCTGAAGTCGCTGGCGGCAGGGGTTTCCTCTGCCTCATCCTTGGCGTCGTCGGCTTCCTGTGCAGGCTCGCTGTCGTCGGCCTCTTGGCTGTCGGCTTCCGCCGTTGCCTCATCCGTCTCACCGTTGGGATCAATCCCCGGCTGTTCCTGGCTTTCGTTGTCCTCGTCGGGATCGGCAAAGTTCAGGTTGGCGGGGTCGTTGAGGTCGTTGGAGGGTTGAACGCTATCGTTCGCAGGCTGGAGGCCCGCGTTAACGGCTGCTTCGGGTGGCATGTGATTTCCCTTTCAGGGGATGGCCGCGCGGATCATTCCGGGCGGATCAGGCTTGGGATTGGCGTCAAGGCTTCCCGAGCCGATTGGATGAAAATGGGCCTAAATGGCCTATCGTTTGATTTAGGGACGCTATGCAAAAACGCCCTATTGCGATCTGCTACCCGTGATGATGACCGCGCCGACAATGAGGTGCGGCAGGCAAAGGAGAATAGACATGACCATTCGCAAAGACTCCCCCTCGCTCATGGACACGGAAGAAGCGGCGCGATTCCTAAACATTTCACCACGCACCCTTGAAAGGGATCGTCGATTTGGCCGTGGCCCTTCCTTCTGCAGGTTTGGGAAAACCGTGCGCTATCCTCGAGCGGCGTTGGAAAAATACATCTCCCAGAACATGCAAGAGAATGATTAGGCTGCCGCGCGCTTCTTCTGCGGCTGTTCTGTCAGTGCCGTGAGGCGGCTGCGCACGGCGCGGATGGCATTAGCCTCCGTCGCCGCCGCTAACCGTCCCTCATGATCCTTTGCAGGCGCGGCCAGCAGGCGATTGATGGCCGTGCGCTCCAGATCGTCCATGATTTCGACAAACACCGGATCGCTTAGCAGCATTCCCGCATGGGCGCGGCGCTGGGCGTCATCCATTGTTGTTCACCGGCTTGGGGTGCGCTGCCTCATGCTCGCGCTGGGCCTGTGCGATGCTGGCCTGATTGGCCATCTTCTCGCGCTCGATCTGCTGCTGCGCCGCAATCTTGTTCATCTCGATGGCCATCTTGTTCTGCGCCTCAAGATTAGCAATGCGCTCGTCGCTCTCCGTCTGCGCTTGCGTCGTCACAAGATCGGCCTGCATCTGGGACTGTTCCTTGTCGCGGTTCGCCGCTGCCTTCGCCGCCTCGGTCTGCGTGTGAACCTGCGCCTCAACCTGCTTGACCTGAATGGCGGCCTGCGCCTTGATCTGTTCCGGGCTGGGCTGCTGCGCCTTCTGGGCAATGAGCGCCTGCACCGCTTGCGGATCAGGCTTGGTCAGGAACATGTCGATGTTGCGGATGCCTGCGGCCTGAAACAGCTTGGCGGCTCCGTTATAAAGGTTCTCTGGCGTCACGAAGGGATTGTTTGCCGCCCCAAGGCTTTCCAGAAACTTCGTCTGCACGCCGGTCACGACCTGCATTGCCATCATGTCCCGCTCGCGCGTGCCCGCCCCAAGGCCGACATTGATCATGGCGTCCATGTCGGCATTCCATGAGCGCGGATCGACCTCGACCCATGTGTTGCGCAGCCTCACCGTGCGCGGCTTGTCCTGATGCTGGATCACCAGCTTGAGAATGCCCCGAAACAGGCGGCGCAGGCCCACGGCGACATTGCGCACCATCAACTCGACCTGGCTGATCGCGGCCTGCTCATAGAGCGCCGAAGCCTTGGCCGTGACGTTCTGCAACGCATCGGGCGGCAGGCCCCCAGACGCATCGGAAATGCCGGTGCGGTCCTTGAGCATGTTGTCCATGTAGCCCAGCATCTCGAAGGATTGGGCCCCGACGAACGGCACGGTGTTGAAGCCCACGGCCTTGGTGGCGTCCATACCTGATTTGATAACGATGGGCTGGCCGAAGCCCGGATTGTTGACCGAATCCATGTTCTCGATGGTGTCCCGCGCCACGATGGGCTGCGGATTGTTCTGCCAGTAAATGTTATCGAGCGTGCTGCGGGTCAGCACCGTCTTGACGCGCTGGACCTCGTAGATGTCATCAAACAGGCTGCGGCCCAGCCACTCATGCGGCCTGCGTTCGATCACGATATCCGCAAACGGAGCCTCGTCGGTTTCCTCATCCTCGAACAGGTTGAGCGCCTGCCACCCGCCGACGAACACCATGCGGCGCAATTCGGCAATGCCGTCGCCGTCCTCGTCAATGCGGACAAAGCACTCCCAGAAATCAATCTCGTCCAGTTCCTTGCGGTTGTCCGTCGAGCGGCCATCCGTGGCATCATCGCGCCGTGTCTGTTCCTCGCTCTGCTGATCGTTCGTCTTGCGCTGCCATGCCGGTAAATCCCAGACCCGGTCCTTGTCGTAGCCCATGGCAATGAGAGCGGAGCGGCGAAGCTGCTGGTTGTGCGCGCAGAAATAGGCGTCCTCAATGCACCGCGCGTCACGATCGATGAAGAATTCCTCTGCCGGGATGCAGGCCATGGCAACACGGCCATCGTTGATCGTGCGCCGCAGTTTCAGGCTGATCGTGCCGTCCGGCGCTGGCTCCTGTTCCAACACCTGCACGCTGTCAACGCTGGCGAGAACTGCGACTTCCTCCGGTGTCAGGCCGGAATGGCGCGTGACCTTCGTGTCCTTCTTCTGGTCCCACCAATATTTGATGATGCCGTTACGGACGCGGAGCGCATCATGCACGGCGTCATGAATGACACTCTCGCCGCCGCTTTCCGGCATCACGACCTCGTTGACGAAATCGGTGGACTGCGCCGCGCCGGGTTCGTCCTCCCGCCCCACCGGCTCAAATTCCACCACGCGGTCACTGCCAAGGATGGTGCGCACAATGGCTGGCAGCACCTTCTTGGTGGCGGCGCGGAAATCACGGCTGACAATGCTGGACCGGCCATCATCGGAAGGCGTGTCGCGCATCGTGCCGTCATAATATTCGATGGCCTGTATGCGATCCGTGGAGCGTTCGCCGTTCCATGCGATTGCATCCGCTGCGAAGGTTTCAACCGCCGCCGCGATGGCCTCAATGTCTTTTGACAATGGCTAAACCACCTTTCGGGGCTTGAACGTGTCTTTCGTGCTCTGAGGCTTCACGCCAGCGAACCGCTTCATCATCAGCGCGTAGCGGGAGGCGGAGATCACGTCATCGCGCTCTTTCACAACCTTGCCGTCCTTGCGGTGATAAAGCCGGAACTCTTCCAGCCATTCCCGGCAGCCCGTGAACACCTTCCAGCGTCCGGTCTGCATCCGCTCCAGCATGTCGAGCAGCCCAGCCTCAACGCCGTTTGTGCCGTCCTCGAAAGTGGCGCGCTCGGGCGTCAACTTGAGGCCCTGCCTGCGATACAACTCCGCAAGCTGTTCACCGCTGCCCTTGTCATGCTGCAAGCCATCGTGCGGCCAAGCCCAGATGACCCACTCGCCCCATGGCTTCACCGCTGCGGCATGAATGATCGGCGTGGATTCGCGCTCGCGGTAATTCGAGATGACATAGAAGCAGTCGTTTTCCCGATCCCAAGCACAACGCACGGCCCCGAACGGATGGTCGTAACCGAAGTCCATGCCGCCGATCTGTGGCCATGAAGCCGGGATCGAGAATGGCTCGCAGACAATCTGTTCCTCGGCAATCGGGAAGATGCGCCCACTTCCCAGCGACGGGATGCCCTTGGTTCTCGCTTCACGCTCGTGCGGCGGATAGCTGGCGATGATCTTGGCCCGCTCTTCCGGCGTGAAGTGCTCGGCGTCATCAATCGTCATCGAAATGACGTGGCGGTCCGGTGAAGTCTCCATGAGAAAGCGCGCCACCACGGTTGACATGCCCTTGAGCGGCGTGAACGTAATCGCGATCAGGCCCTTCGTGGCATTGGTGCGGGTGATGCCCTCGAAATAGACATCCTCCGGCGGCTCTTCATCGAACCAGACATAATCGACGGTTGATGCCTGCCACTTGCTGCGGCCCTGCTCGTATGCCTTGAACTGGCAAACGCTGATGCCGCCCGAGACATGGCGCACCGCGACGTTCTCAAGCCCGTTTGGCACGCCCGCACGGCGATCAGTGCCGACAATGGCAGCGCCTGGAATGAAGCCGGTGCCCCAGTTTTCCTCTTGCTCCGGCGGCCCGACGAGCAACCGCTGAACGCCGTCGCGCGTCAGCTCGTAGGATTCAGAACCGGCCAGCATGACGATGGGCCGGTCATACCGCTTGCCCCGCCACCAGTCAGGATACTGACCCGAAAGGTGCATTGCAGCCTCGGCAGCGCCCGCCAGCGTCTT